TGATAAATGCTATGGGTTCATCTGTGCTTCGTATCCTGTCGCATTGCTAACTGAATACTGCCCCGAAGTATTAGAACGGACACTTGATGAATCTGGGATACTCCATACTGAATTTGTTGAACCAATGTGCTGTGATGAGGAGATACTACGTAAGTTTGTGCCTCAGCGTATCATATTTGACGAGAGTTTTATGGATAACTGCGACTTTAGCCTTGATGATGAGCGATTCTTCTGGGTTTGCCAAAAGCTTGAAACCGGTCACCAAAACTATATTGATGCAGGCAGTTTTACTATGGCGGAGATACGCTGACTTTACAAAACAAGCAAATCTCTTTCATCATAAATGCTGTCTCTAGTGTCGTTTCCACAGCGGATTGCACGGTCGAGAGCCATAATCATGGCAACAGCACCGTCAATTTTCTCTGTGGATTTTTCTTTGTCAGGCTTTATGTTCCCAGCAGGGTCTCTGCGAATAAAAATATTATCCATCATCCAGCGGAGAACAGGGTGTCCGTTATGAGCAAGGGTCTGTTCAAGGGTCAGTTTCATCAGCTCCTTTGTAGGCGGTGACATATCCTTGTATCCTTGACCGAACTGTACCATTGTAAATCCAAGACCGTCAAGGTTCTGCGACATCTGCACAGCACCCCAGCGGTCAAATGCGATTTCTTTTATGTTGAATTTCTGCCCCAGTTCATCAATGAAGTTCTCGATAAAGCCGTAGTGAACAACATTTCCCTCAGTGGTTTTCAGGTAGCCCTGCCGTTCCCATATATCGTAGGGAACGTGGTCACGTCTTACACGGAGTGGCAGTGTTTCTTCTGGTAACCAGAAATAAGGCAGAACATAATAATGCTCATCTTCCTCAGTTGGCGGAAATACAAGTACAAATGCCGTAATGTCAGTGGTTGAGGAAAGGTCAAGACCGCCGTAGCAGACACGCCCTGCAAGGTCGTCTTCATCAAAAGTGACCTTGCACTTATTCCATTTCTCCATAGGCATCCAGCGGACAGCCTGTTTTACCCATTGATTCAGACGGAGTTGTCTGAAAGCATTTTCTTCTCCGGGAGTTTCCTTTGCAGAATTACACGCAGCCACAACCTTATCCATTCCGATTGTCTTATCAAGTGACGGATTTGCTTTTTTCCACACTTTCGGGTCAGTCCAGTCCTCAAATTCATCAGCACCATAGATAACAGGATAAAAAGTCGGGTCGTGTTTTCTGCCCTCAAGAATATCCTTTGCCTTTTGGTGTACTTCATAGCATATACTGTTGGTGTCAGTTCCGGCTGTGGTGATAAGGAAATAAAGCGGCTGCATTCTCGCATCACCTGAACCCTTTGTCATTACATCAAAGAGTTTTCTATTCGGCTGGGTATGTAGCTCATCAAATACAACTCCGTGAATGTTAAAGCCGTGCTTTGAGTAAGCCTCAGCTGAAAGCACCTGATAAAAGCTGTTTGTTGGAATGTACACGATACGCTTTTGTGATGTCAGGATATTTAACTCGCTTATTCAGTGCGGGACACATTCTCACCATATCAGCGGCAACATCAAATACAATGGCGGCTTGCTGTCGGTCAGCGGCACAGCCGTAAACCTCGGCTCGTTCTTCACCGTCTCCACAGGTGAGGAGCAATGCGACAGCGGCGGCAAGTTCTGACTTGCCATTTTTCTTGGGAATCTCAATGTAGGCTGTATTGAACTGGCGGTATCCATTAGGTTTCAGAATACCGAAAAGGTCACGGATAATCTGTTCCTGCCAGTCGAGTAACTTGAAGTTTTTTCCTGCCCATGTGCCTTTTGTATGACTAAGGCACTCAATAAAAGAGATGGCATATTCTGCCGCCTTTTTATCATATCTTGAATCCTCTGCCATGAATTCAGTCGGTTTGTATTTTGCCATTGTATCACCACCCAACAAAAAAGACCTGCCTAAAGCCAAGTCTGATTTTTTTGCCCCCGTGGGGCATTTTGTAATCGAGATTCTATTCCCATTGTAACCATGTTACCATACAGTTTCAAGTATATCAAGCGTAAACGGAGAAATATACTGCACAAACATATCTGTTATTGTTTGTGTACTATATTTCTTCGGTACGAGCCACACAGCCTCATTTCAGAGGCTGTGTTTTTTGAATTGACCCAGATAATGTCAGTCCCTTATTACAATCGGCATCAGCCCGTTAGGAGTTGGAACGAAAAGTTCAATATTCCAGAAACGCTGTTTGTACTTTTCTGTAAGTTCAGAAGAAAGGTCTGTGAAATCTTCCGTGCCAAGTCCTACAATAAAAAATGTACCTTTGATGACATCGCCGATTTCCGGAATCATTCTGTTCCACTGGGTATCGGATTTCAGCTTTGCCTCATCATCGCAGATTATTGCAACTTCATCTTCAAAGGGATAAATTGCCTGAATGTATCCGCCGACCGTTTTCTGCATTGACTCAAGGTTTCCGTCAATCTCTGTTTCTCTTGGGTGATTTCCCGGTTCAACAATAAGTATCTTCATAAATTTTTCCTTTCTAAGCTGGGCAGTTTTCCTTGCGTTGTGTAGTATATTACCGCATATCAGGCAGATAGTCAACGATATCTGCGATAATAAATGTAACAAACATTAAGCCGATTTCGGTGGTAATTATTGTGTATAATATGACGGCACAACAAAGCCGCCTGCGGCACTTGTAAACGCCTGAGATACCTTGTTGAAGAAATATCCGAGGATAATAAAAGGCAGAACCTTCATTACTTTTTGCTTGTCAAATTTCATTACTGTTCAGCCTCCCGTGTTTTGTTTTTCTCTCTTGTACGCTCCTGAGCCTTTTGCTTGACCTGTTCACCGAGAGTTTTAAGTCTTGCCTTGATAGAAGGCTTTTCCTTCTTTTTGAGTTCTTTTCCAACAAAGTCTTTGAAAGCAGCGTTCATAACCTCTGCGTCGTATCCGTCTGCTGTTTCTACTCTGCAATATGCCATCAGAATTCAATCTCCAGCACGAGAATATCGTTATCTACGATTTCTCCAAACTTTTCTTCAAAAAAGGTATTGACAAATTCGTCAAGATGTGCTTCATACATTGCCGCTTCGATTTCATTGGCAATTCTACCCATTTCCTCGACCTCGGCACGGAGCTTGTCATACTCACGCTTTGTCTTAATGAATTCAGCCGTGCTTGCACCCTTAATAGTACGGGGATAGACGAATGTTCTGTACTCCGAAGCGTCAAGTTCCGCTTTCAGATTTGCAACTTTATTCCTGAGTTCTGCACCGAAGAAAAAAATCTTGAAAAAGGTCTTGACATTTTCCTCAGTTTGTGCATTGGGACTTTCCGAAAAATATTTCAGAAAAGACTTGACATCTGATAAGTTTTGTGCTATGACAGCCTCAAAACTTTTTTTGGAAAAGGGGTTGACATTTCTCATAAAATGCAGTTAATCACTTCTTACTCTTGGTTTACTGTTCATAATAGTATCCTTCCTTTCATAAGAAAAGCCTCGTATCAAACTCAGTTTGTACGAGGCTATGTAATAAAATTATTCTGTTTATATTATCTCAAAATTCTTTAAAGCATCTTTTATCGCTTCTTCCTTTTCAGGTGTAGGATGTTCTTTGGGATTTTTATGTGTTTCAACTGCATTCGGAGCATCATACATATCCAATCCAAGACTTCTCTTTACTTCTGCAATATATGCAGTATGCACTTTGAAGCCATATTTGTTTTCGACATACTCCTGAATCATTTTATATGTAACTCTCTCTTTAGGCTTAAATTTATCAGCTTTTGCCTGTGCTTTCTTAAGTGAATGCTGTCCTTTGCCTTCGCCAAACTCCAGTTTTACGTCGATTGTGGTTTCAACTTCTTTGTGGGAGAGAAGTACTACCGTCTCAACATGTCCGGTTCTCGGGAACATATCAACGCCACGTACTTTAATAACTTTATATCCGAGCTTTTCAAAATCAGCACAATCTCTTGCAGCAGTAGAAGGATTGCATGAAATCATAACGATACGA